TAAGCCATACAGTCTTGAACAAAGCTTAGATCATCTAAGATTTTAAGACGAGTAAAAAGGGTTATGTTTTTGAAAATGTGCATTAGGCGTGAACCTACTACACCAGAAAAAAGGGAAGCCATTATCAAAGTATCCAGGGATTGAGCTTCAATAATTGGTTTGGTTGAGATTGATTCCTTAAGAAAACGATATAAGTATGGTATAAATTTAAATATAAACATTCTATAAGCCATAGCTGTTAAGCCATCGCCTAAAACAACGTCAAATATAAACCATTTACATAATTCTATTATTTTATTAAGTACATCAGAAAAAATGTTCGTTGCGTTAAAAAGGGGTTTAATTAAATTTTCGTTTACGGGTTTAGCAATTCCATGAGCAATATCTACAGTTTCTTCAATTTTATTTACAGTTTCAGGAAGTTTTTGCATACTTCTAAACAAGCTAGAAATATACGAAAACAGACCTTGAGATTCAAATTCAAATTTTTTGTTAGTATGATTGTTATTTTATTAGAGCCAAAACTTTTTGGTCTTTCAATTTGACAAATCAAATTGTTAACCTCTGAGCGCGTTAGTTGTGGGGGTAAAAGATACATGACATTTTGCTTCGAGAAACTCGAAGCAACCTTAAATCCATAATTACGATAATTTTCAATTTTTCTATAATCCGAATATGGTATTTCCGTGACAGACATACCATTCTTTTTAACGATAATTGAAAACCATTGTGTTCTTTGATACTTGTTTGATGATGAGCCGATTGAATTAGTTGTATTTATTTGTTTTTGAGTACACTTGTCCATATTACACATTGATGTCTATACCAACTAGTCGTGAAAACAGCGAATATATACATAATCATACGAGAAAAGATTCAGCGTTTGCTTCTAGCTTCAGCGTTAATTAGGGCTTTAACTTCTAAACAACTTATAGAAATTGGGGTCCTAATGATACTGAAATTCGATTGTGCTTCCTCAGTTCTTGATCGTACAACGATGCAAAATTCTTACTAGCCAACAGTATAGAACTCAGGTTACTTCACACTAAGCTTACCATAAAGAATACTTACAACACGGGGGCGAGACCCGGATGTTGCAAGGGGGTGGGTTAATTGCTGAGAATAAAAACTTTATTTGAACATAAGAGAGAGCGAGTCATCTCTCATATTCACATCTGGTTCAAATTCAACAGTGTTCATGGGAGCCCATACTCCCGAGACCATTTACGGTAGGTCGTCCTAACAGTACTGACTGTCAACTTGCTTTAAAGTCTGCACATAGACTATTGGCGGTTTACTTCAGCCAACAAGAAGAGTAAAGTTTGCCACGAGATTCTATTTAGCATTTTTCGGATGTTAAATGAACCTTCTCGAAACAAATTTGTAGATTACCACTACTCCTATGAACCAACCCATAGGAATGGTTTATTGAAAACAAACTTCCAATAAAAGTTGTATGCGAATACCCCAGCATACTAGGAGAACTACTACGTTATAGTTATCGCTTTTAGAAGGTGAATTCCTTTTATGCGTTTCACTTAAGCATAATATAAGTGTAAAGACTGATTACAACAGGGTTTAGCAATACGAAGCATATTCTAATAGATACAATACCTATTATATGCGACTATACGTGTCTGGATTAAAAATTTAAATCGCTACTTTAAATTTTATAATTGATAAGCAGATCCTCAACTGCTGAAATTTGTAGAAAATTTCAAAAACGAGTTTTAAGTTATTGAGTTTGATAGAGCCTAAAAATCAATTCGGGTAGTG